ACTCAAGGTACTCTTATAATTAAAGAGTATCCAACTGCATCTGCTCATAGTGGACACTTTAAATCACTTCTTAATGAACTTGCACTTAAGAAGTCATTCAAACCTGATATTATTTTCATTGACTACCTTAATATTTGTGCTTCCTCTAGGTACAAAGGAAATATGTCTGTCAACTCTTATTCATATATCAAAGCGATTGCTGAGGAACTTCGCGGTTTGGCAGTGGAGTTCAACTTACCCATTGTATCCGCTACCCAGACTACTCGTAGTGGTTATGGTAGTTCTGATGTTGAACTTACTGATACTTCTGAATCCTTTGGTCTCCCTGCTACTGCTGATCTTATGTTTGCCCTTATTAGTACAGAAGAGCTTGAGGAACTTGGACAGATTATGGTGAAACAATTGAAGAACCGTTATAATGATCCAACGATTAACAAAAGATTTGTAGTTGGAATTGACCGAGCAAAGATGCGTCTTTATGATGTTGAACAGAGTGCTCAATCCGATATTCTTGACAGTGGACAAGATGAGGAGTATACTTATGAAGAAAAGAAAAAACCTGGTGCTAAAAAATCATTTGAGGGATTTACATTCTAATGACTAAAAACATTGACTTTAACAAGTACACCCAATTCGTAGATGCAGTGACTTCCGATGCATCTAAAGATTTTCTTGCTCTTTCTGACCGTATGGTTGCATTGGATGAGAAAGGTGCAAATATTGAACGACTTCTGACTGCTGGTGTTGGTATCAATGCGGAAGGTGGTGAGTTCCTTGAGATTATTAAAAAGATGATTTTCCAAGGTAAACCATTTAATGAAGATAATCGTCATCATATGATTATTGAACTTGGAGACATTATGTGGTATGTCGCACAAGCCTGTATGGCACTTGGAGTTAGTATTGATGAAGTGATTGCAGGAAACGTCACTAAACTTGAGAAACGTTATCCTGGTGGTTCCTTTGATCCTTATTACTCGGAGAACCGAGCAGAAGACGACCTCTAAGTCCAAACCCTTTCCTAAATATTGGAAAGGGTTTTTTAGTACTTATGGCTGGCGAAGGCGGGTTTATCTATGAAGCTAAAATTCATAATAAATTGAAGTCAAAAAAATTAGTTCCTAAAAATTTTGTTCCGGCTGGATCGGATTCAAATGCTCCAGATGCGATGTTCATTTATAATGGTAAGGATTATAAGTTGGAACTTAAATTGGATTTGAAAGCTGATTATGGACAAGGATCATTTGATTATGTAAATGGAAAATGGGTTTTGGGTGGCGCTAAAACTGCTTCTGCTGAAGAAATGAGACGACTTTTAAAGGGAGTTGGAATAGAAGATTTTGCAAATAAAACTTGGGGTCCAAAAGGCCCACCAAATAAAGGAACCAAAGATAATAAATTAATCACGAAAGAAGATGTTGCTTCTGATTATAGTAGATTTAAGGATGCATTTCTACCTATAAAAAGTTCAGCATTACATTCATATTATGGGTCAAAAAGTACATATTATATTCAAATAGGTGAGTATGGAATGTACTATATGTCACAAAATCCTGCCGGATTAGATATTCCGCAGTTTAACCCAACTTTGAGAATTCGTATTAGATTGAAAAGAGGAGGTAGTGATCCAATTTATAACTATAGATTTACAACTGCTTTGCAAATCATGGGAAAACCTAAACACTCCAATCGTAATCTGGATGGAAATGTGGACTTCCTTATTCAAAAGTAATAAATATTAGTATATCAGAGCCAATTATGAAAAGTTTTAGCCAATTCTTTCAAGAAGCAGTAGAAACTTCTGCGTCTGCAGAAGCTAAGAAACTTGGCTTGACTGGAGACGGCCACGGTGGTTGGTACGATAAGAACGGTGAGTTCACTGCAAAGACTGTTGGTGGGAAGTTAAAGTTTTATAATCAAAATCAAGTTGCTGGTCAAAAAGATCCATCTATAAAACCAAAAGTTTCTGCACCTCCAACACAAGTAACTGCACCACAAGCAGTTGCTGCAGGTGCTCAACAACAATCTGTTGCCCAACAAACTGCACAAACATCTGCAACACAACAACAAGTTCCACCAGAACAACAGATGCCTGCAGATCAGGCACAACAAGAACTCCCACAAGAGGAACCTCAGTATAATGGTGTAGTTGTAGTATTTGGTAGATTCAATCCTCCTACTGTTGGTCACGAAAAACTTCTCCAGAAGGCTGCAAAAGAAGCAGAGAAGAAAGGATATCAGTTGAGAGTTTATCCAAGTAGAAGTCACGATCCAAAGAAAAATCCATTGGATCCTACAACAAAAATTTCCTATATGCGTCAAATGTTCCCTGATTATGCAGACAGTATTATTGATGATAAGTCTGCAAAGACAATCTTCAATGTATTGAGGGGTGCAAATGAAGAGGGTGCAACCAATATGACTATTATGGTTGGTGGTGATAGATTATCCGAATTCCAAGGTCTAAGTCATAAGTACAATGGAGATCTTTACAATTACGACAATCTTGAAGTAGTATCTGCTGGAGATAGAGATCCAGATGCTGATGATACTTCCGGAATGTCTGCATCTAAGATGAGAGTTGCAGCAGCAGAAGGAGATTTTCTAAAATTTGCAAAAGGTATTCCCAATTCTTTGGGTAATATGGAAAAAATGGAACTTTATAATGCTCTTAGAAGAAGTATGGGTATTAATGAAAATACTGAACTTTGGGAAGTTGCTCCTAAGTTTGATGCAGATGGACTTAGAGATGCATATATTTCAGAAGAGATTTATACAATTGGATCATTTGTTGAAAATATGAATACTGGTTTGAGTGGACAGATTATTCGTAGAGGAACGAATTACGTTATTTGTGTGACAGAAGAAGATGTAATGTTCAAATCTTGGTTAAAAGATCTTGTTGAATACGAGTAATAAAAAGAATAAATAACTCTTAGTAGGATACTCGTAAAAACTAATGGATACTTGGGAAAGGTTTTCGCGTGCTCTTGAGGAAGCAAAAAGAGTAGAAGAAGAGTGCGGATGTGAAGAAAGTGATACCAAACCAAAGAAAAAGACTCCAAGTCTTAATGCAATTAAGACAGATATCAATAATGCAAAAAATAAATTGAGATCTATGGGACTTAAGATGTCTCAAGAACTTGAGGGAGAGCAACTTGATGAGTTCTTAGGAACTGGAACTGTTCTAGCTCCAAAAACTGATGTCACTGGTACTCAAATGTACAGACAAAATAAGTTTTTGGGAATGAACGTTGGAAGTCCATATCAAAACTCAGATTGGAAACCAAAAGCATCGGAAGTACAAAGATATAATTCACAACCAAATAGACCTTCAACTATACAAAAAACATCTGACATCGGCACATCTATAACTGGATATACTAGTCAGGTAGCAAAACCAAAACCAACACCCGCACCTACAGCACCAAAACCTGCAGCACAACAAACTCAACAATCACAATATGGAAATGTGGGATCTCTTGGAAATGTTGGTGGAAATTTGAAATTTCATCTAGATAGAACAAAGCAATATAATTCTACACTTCAAGGAGCAATAAAAAATCTTAATCAATCTTATCAACCAGAAGGTGAGGTGGTTGAGGGTTTACTTGATACTCTTGATAAAACTGCTAGAAGTGCTGCAGGTACAATTGGTGGACGAATTGGTAGAAATCAAGCTAGTAAAATGCCCGGCGGAAATTTTCCTATAATTGGAGATATTATTAAAAATCAGGGAGAAAAACAAGGAACTCAGCAAGGACAACAAACTTATGATGATGTAAAAAATAAATTGAGATCTATGGGACTTAAGATGTCTCAGGAACTAGAAGGGGAATTAGTTGATGAAGGATGGCCTTTCGGTCCAGATACAACAAAACCAAAAAATAGTCCTACTGGAACTAAGTCAGTAGAAGTAGGTAAAAAATATCCAGCATTACAAAATGGTCAAATGTCTAATGTTACCTATGATAAACAGGGTAATAAGACAGTAAAACCAATGACTGGCATAGAAAGAGGTGTGGCAGCATTAAGCCTGAGAAATGCTGGCGGATCGTCAATGTCTCCAATGATGAATCAATATCAATCTTATGAACTAGATGGTGAATTGGTTGATGAAAGTAAGAAAGATCTTCCTCAAACAAAGATGTACCGTAAGGCAGGTAATCTTGCTCGCCAAGCACTTTCCTCAAAAGGTGCAAAAAAAGAAAAGGCAATGGATAGATCTGCAAAGATCGTAAGTGCAATCACTAGAGAAACTGAAAGAAAGAGATTTGATGAAATTGGTAAGTCACCTGCACATAATGAAGAGTTTGAACTTACTGAAAGAGTAAGACCTGGTAATGTTGAAACTCCACTTGATAAAGCAGCATTCAAAAAACGTAGAAGAAGTCTTGCTGGAAAAGAAAAAAGTGCTGATGCAAAAGAAAGGGGACATGTAAGTAAGGATATTGTTACTCACGGAAGAACTTATAGTCCCGATGAGGCAAAATCAAATAGATCAAATATGAGTGATTATGAAAGGTCATCAAGACATCGCAGTTCTGTAGATCCAGATGATGATCGTGATGAAAATATGTACTCATCAGACAAAACCAAAAATCCTAAGAAACTTCGTAAACAAAAGGCAATGGGTGAGATTTCTAAAGAGGGATTTGAACTTGATGAAAGACATATGACTTCTAGTGAAATGAAGAAAGAAACTTCACTGAAGAAAAAATATGATCCTTCTAGTATGAAGGAAAAGATGATCCAACAGTATGGACCTGAAAAAGGTAAAAATGTTTACTTTGCGACTATTCGTAAAAAAGCAATGAGTGAAGGAAAGTTGGATGACTTACTTAAGGATATCCGTGGGGAAGATGAAAATCCAAAATCCTCAAAACCTTCAAAGCCTGGTAGAGGCATGTCCGCAAAAACTGCAGCTGAAAGAGCCGCAGCTATTAGAACGGCAGGAAAAACAAAATCAAAACAAATAGAAGCAAAAGCCAGACTTGCTACTGAAAAAGAAAAAACGGCTAGACAACAAGCAGCATTTAAAAGATCTGATGAAAGGAAAAGACAAAAAGAATTAGAACAAAAGGATAAAGAGAAAAGATCATCAATACAATCAGCTGGTGATGCTGCTGAAAAAGCTTATAAAGAAAAAACTGCAGCAAGAAGAGAGGGTAGAAATAAGTTCATATCGGATATACGTACTTCCGGTGTAACAGCAACTTCAAAACAAAACGATCTCCAAGCCTTAAGTGCAATGGGATCTAATGTTGGATCTCTTGTTAAGAGTGTTGCTGGACATGCAATTGGTAGTGCAATTCAACGTCATCAAACGAAAAAAGATGAACGTAATATTGCAAAACTAAGACAAAAGGCCGAAACTCAAGCCGCACAATCCCAACCAAAACCCAAAATGGAAGGATATTCAAATTGGAGAGAAGAGTTAATCATTGAGGTTGATGATGCCAGTGTAACCAATAATCAACCAGAAAAAATTATTGATGTTTCTAAAAAAAAGAACAAAATTGAAATAAATCCAAAACTCTCCGAACAGAGACAACATTTACGTGAATTTCTTCCTGCACTTATGTCTGCAATAAGACTTGGTGGTGCAGAAGCTTTAGGAGCAGCTGCTGGTGAAACGGCTGCAGCAGGAGAAGCATCAACTCTTGGTTCTAAAGCCAAAGATCTTCTTAAAAATAAAATTAAAGATACAAGTACTGGAAATGGTCAAAATAAGTCAGCTTCAACAGCAACTTCAAGTCAAAGTGATTTGGGTGCTTTAAGTTCAATGACTGCAAAAGAAGGATTTTCTGATTGGAGATCGGAACTTGCAGAAGGTGATACGTGGCATCATGTAAAATACCAAAATCCAAAAGGAGGTCTAACATCGGCAGGAGTAAAAAAGTATAGGGAGGAGCATCCAGGCTCCCACCTACAAACTGCAGTTAGAACTAAACCTTCAAAATTAAAACCAGGATCAAAATCTGCAAATCGCAGAAAGTCATTCTGTGCAAGAATGTCTGGTATGAAAAAGAAACTCACATCAGCAAAAACTGCAAACGATCCCGATTCAAGAATCAATAAATCACTTAGAGCTTGGAATTGCTGATAATTAATTTTGATTGAAAAAGATAAATAAGACAGGATCCTTCACACGAGGTCATTATGTCGGCAGTAATCGCATGGGCAATTGCTAACCAAGCACTTATCGCAACTGTTCTTTTTGCAGTTTCAGAAGCACTTGGAGCAAATCCAAAGGTAAAATCAAATGGTATTCTTTCACTCATTCTTATTCAAGCACAAAATGCTTTGAAAGCAAAGGGTGCTAAAGATATAACACCATAAGATTTTAATTGTAAATTATAAAGGAGACCAAAACTGAGGTCTCCTTTTTTTATAAATATCATTAGTAAAAGAACATTATAGGTAAACAAGATGTCACTCTGGGGTATTTCCACAAACGCTGAGACGCCAGCAAATAATAATGCTATTCCCAAATATCTTGGCAAGTATTCTGCTTTGAATAGTTTGTTTGAAGCAACTGATAGAAATAGAAGTCCTCATAACTGTTTTGCTGATAACCGTGGATGGGTACAAAGACATTATAAGTCTACTCAACATTCTGGACTTAATACTCGTTATTGGGATTCTCTTTTAGTACAAGTTTCTGGATTGAATACTGCGGGTTCTGGAAGTAATACCATTGGTCTTGGTAATGCTTATCCAGTTGCTGTTTTCTTTGAAGATCCAAATCTCGCTTCTCCAATTAGTGTTGGTGCCGGCGGAACCACTGGAATTGGAACTGGTACTACTGGATATGTTCACGTTGTATACAACGAACTAGTCTATGTTTCTGCTGGTGCAACTCTTCTTATTTCGCAATCTACTGGATCAAATATTGTTGCTTATGCTCAATCTGCTGGTGCTCCAGTTAATGTCAATATTGCTGGACCTGGACAAAGTGTAATCACGTTCAATGGTCAAGTTACAAATAGAGTTTCATTTGCATTCACTGCTCCAAATACGGGGATTGGTACTGTATTGAGTATTGTCGCAACACGCGGATATGTAGGTACGACTACTGAAGCTAATACGGGTCTTGGAGTTACTGTAACTACCTTGGCTGGACTTGTTAAGAACGTCGCAGGTGCAGGAACAACTTCTGGTGTAGGACTTGGAGCAACAACTCTAACAATTAAAGCATGATAAATTAGTATACTATGAGATTTGATGAATTGAATGAAGACAATTATATAATGTTTGCTATAAAACATTATGAAAATCCCCATGCAGTCACACAAGATGACTTTTATGAAGATTTGAAAAGATTTAAGTGGATAAAGAGACTTCTAAAGAAATACCAAACCACTGGTTCTTTGAAGTCTCATTTACTTATTAATCATTTTATTATTCTCTATAATGTTTTTGGAGAGGCCGCAACACCTTTGCTCTTTTTTAAGATTGATCGTGAGTTGTGGCCAGTAGTTAAAACATTCGTTGTTTATTTGGGTAGACTTCCTGAATACCCTAAGTCATCTTTACATAATATTCCAATGGATATTGATTGTTTAAAATCGCTTAATACAATATGAACGACCACATTCTCCAAAACGCAATTAATATTATTCGTAATCTTCAAGAAAATGGTGTAATGGGTGGGGGAGCTCCAACCAACTCTGCGGGTACTGGTGGATTTAGTGGTTCTGCGGATCCTAAAGGTCCAGTTGCTGGTTATGACCCTGTTATGAAATTTGATGGAAGATCAAAAATTGCAAGAAGACTTCCTCCAATGTATAGAAAGGAACTAAGTAAATCTAAGAAAAGGGACTAGGAAAATGCCTTTCGGGTTTGGGAAAACTGAACTATCAGTCTTAGAAGCAAAATTTTCTATCTATGAAGATCTCTCCAAAGAGATGCTTGACAAACTTGAAAGAGCTGTAAATAAAATTAGTGAAAGTAATCAAAACGTTGCTCTTATTCTTGAAAGACATGAGAGTCGTTTTGCACAATCAGATAGAGCAGATAAGGCAATTTTGAGTCTAATAGAAAGAGTTGAAAAAAAACTTGATGATTTGGAAAAAAGAGTTGATGGAATTACTAAGTTTCGTTGGATTACAGTCGGTATCGCAACAGCTGCTGTTATCGTGATTGGATCATCAAGTTTCTTTGCAAATCTCTTGACACGCGGTAATGTCGGTGGTACAGTAGGGGGAGCGAATACTACCCTCTCTAAATGAGTCTTATTGATAGTAAATATATTGGACTAGTTTCACTTAAACTTCAGAAATTCGCAAAAAAGAAGGACGGTTTGTATAACTTTAGATGTCCTTATTGCGGAGATTCGGAAAGACATAAAAACAAGGCTAGGGGATATTTGTATCGTCTGAAGAACGATCATAACTTCAAGTGTCACAATTGTGGCGTCTCCAGAACCTTCACAAACTTCCTCAAGGATACTGATCCATCTCTACATGATCAGTATGTCTTTGAGAGGTATAAAACGGGTGCTACGGGTAAAGGATCCAACACTCCACAGCCTGTTGAATTTAAATTTGAGAAACCTAACTTTGCAAAAAAAGACTTTGATCTTCCAAAAATTTCAGAACTAAATACAACACACCCCGCAAGACAATTTTTAGACAACCGAAGAATACCCGTTAAGTATCTGGGCGAACTTTATTTCGCCGAACGGTTCAAAGAATGGACCAATAGACAAAAAGAAACATTTGCAAACTTAGATAATGATGAACCAAGGATCATTATACCCCTAAAGAATAACGGAGAAATATTCGGGTTTCAGGGAAGATCACTCAATCCAAAATCAAAATTAAAATACATTACAATTATTTTGGATGATACTCAACCCAAGATCTATGGTTTAGATAAAATTGATTGGGAGAAGACAGTTTATATTGTAGAAGGCCCTTTTGATAGTATGTTCTTAGAGAACTCTATTGCTATGGTTGGTGCTGATATGGATAAAATGTTTTTCGTCACTAACTTTGAAACAGAATTTGTGATGGTTTATGACAATGAAAAACGAAACAGACAAATCGTTGAAAGGATGGAAAAGGCGATCAATTTGCAGTTTCCCATTGTAATCTGGCCTGATACGATAAATGAAAAAGACATTAATGATATGATTTTAACTGGACTTAACGTTCAAGATGTGATAAAATCTAATGTCTATAGTGGATTACACGCAAAAACTAAACTTACCAGTTGGAAGAAAACATGAGTAACGGGACTAAAGTTGTTAAGAGAAACGGAAATACCGAGAACCTGAACCTAGACAAAATTCATAATATGGTAGAGGAAGCCTGTAAAGATCTTGCAGGTGTTTCAGCATCTCAGGTTGAGATGACTTCGGGTATTCAATTTTATGATGGTATCACCACTGCAGAAATTCAGGAAATTCTCATTCGTTCTGCATCTGATTTGATTGATCTTGATACTCCTAATTATCAGTTTGTTGCGGCCCGACTTCTACTATTTGGACTTTACAAACAGGTATTTGGTCCTTCCTGGAATCAGGGATTTCCTCATATTCTTGAACATCTGAATGGTGGATCATCAAAAGGAATTTATGATTCTAAACTTCCTGGACGTTATACTCAGGATGAATGGGATAAAATTAATTCTTGGATTGACCATGACCGTGACTTTTTGTTTACCTATGCAGGATTGCGTCAAGTAGTAGACAAATATTTGGTACAAGATCGTAGTACTGGGGAACTCTATGAAACTCCTCAGTACATGTATATGTTAATCTCTGCAACAATTTTTGCAGAATACCCACAAGAAAGTAGACTAGATTACGTTCGTAGGTACTATAATGCCATCTCCAAACACAAAATCAACATTCCTACCCCAATCATGGCAGGAGTTAGAACATCTCTCAGGCAATTTGCTAGTTGTGTTCTTGTTGATGTTGATGACTCCCTTGACAGCATCTTCACTAGTGATATGGCTATTGGGCGCTATGTTGCTCAAAGGGCAGGCATCGGTATCAACGCAGGTCGCATCCGTGGCATCAACTCTAAAATCAGAGGTGGAGAAGTACAACACACAGGCGTTGTCCCCTTCCTTAAAAAGTTTGAAGCAACTGTGCGATGCTGCACACAAAACGGTATCCGAGGTGGTTCAGCTACAGTCCACTTTCCTATCTGGCATAAAGAAATAGAAGATATTATTGTTCTTAAAAATAACAAAGGAACCGAAGATAATCGTGTTCGTAAATTGGATTATTCTATTCAACTATCCCGACTCTTCTATGAAAGATTCATTAACGATGAAGAGATTTCTCTCTTCTCTCCACATGATGTCCCCGAGCTTTCTGATGCTTTTGGTCTTGATGGATTTGACGATCTTTATGTGGCTGCAGAACGAGATCCATCTATTTCAAGAAAGACTGTCAGCGCTCAGGAACTCATTCTGGACATTCTAAAAGAACGTGCTGAGACTGGTCGTATTTATATTATGAATATTGATCATTGCAATTCTCATAGTTCGTTCATTGATAAGATTTGGATGAGTAATCTTTGTCAAGAAATCACTCTTCCTACAGAACCACTTCAACATATTGATGATATTGATGGTGAGATTGCACTTTGCATTCTTTCTGCAATCAATATTGGTAAGATTAAAAATCTTGATGAAATGGAAGAACTCTGTGATCTTTCAGTTCGTTCTCTAGAGGAACTAATTGACTATCAAGATTATCCAGTTCGTGCTGCAGAACTTGCAACCAAAGCTCGTAGGTCACTGGGCATTGGATTCATTGGTCTCGCACATTATCTTGCAAAACATAGTGCTAAATATGATTCTCAAGAAGCTTGGGATTTGGTTCATGAATTGACGGAAACATTCCAATACTATCTGTTGAAATCTTCCAATCAAATTGCAAGAGAAAAAGGACCTTGTACTGATTATAATCGTACTAAGTACTTTGGTGGATATTTCCCAATTGATACCTATAAAAAAGACGTTGATGAGATTACTTCTGTTCCACTTAAATGTGATTGGGAAACTCTGAGAACTTCTGTTCAAGAATTTGGTCTACGTCATTCAACATTGTCTGCACAAATGCCTTCCGAAAGTAGTTCTGTTGTTTCCAACGCTACTAATGGAATTGAACCCCCTCGTGGATACCTATCCATCAAAAAATCCAAAAAAGGTCCACTCAAACAAATTGTCCCCCAATATGGAACACTCAAAAACAATTATACTCTTCTATGGGATATGCTTGACAATAGCGGCTATATTAATGTTGTCGCCGTTATGCAAAAGTTCTTTGACCAAGCCATCAGTGGAAACTGGTCATACAACCCAGAAAACTATCCAGACAATGAAGTCCCCGTCTCAGTAATGGCTCAGGATCTTCTTAAAACCTATAAATTTGGTTGGAAGACAAGTTATTATCAGAATACCTATGATCATAAAACTGATGAGGTAAAAGAAGATACTACCAAACAACAATTGGATAGTTTAATTAATGATATTATGAATTCAGGTGAGGATGATTGTGAAAGTTGCAAAATTTGATTTAACCCCTATTCAGGAGAAAGAAATGGTACAAGGAATGACCGTATTCAATACTAGTACAGATGTTGATACTAAGAAACAACCTATGTTTTTTGGTGCTCCTTTGGGACTACAAAGATATGATTCTTATAAGTATCCCATCTTTGATAAGTTAACCCAACAACAACTTGGTTATTTCTGGAGGCCAGAAGAAGTTTCTCTTCAAAAAGATAGGGGAGATTATCAATCTCTTCGTCCTGAACAAAAACATATTTTTACTTCTAACTTGAAGTATCAAATTATGTTGGATTCAGTACAAGGTCGTGGTCCTGGTATGGCTTTCATTCCTTACTGTTCTTTGCCAGAACTGGAAGCTTGTATGGAAGTATGGGGATTTATGGAGATGATTCATAGTCGTTCATATACATACATTATTAAGAACGTTTATTCTGATCCTGCAGAAGTTTTTGATACTATTCTGGATGATGAAAAGATTGTAAGTCGTGCAGAAACTGTAACAGGTGCTTATGATGATTTCATTAATTCTGCACAATGTTATGGAACCTCCAATGCTTGGAAATTTGCTCAAGAGGGTGCAGGTTCTTCTAAAGAAGAAAGATATGAACTTAAAAGAAAACTTTACAGAGCTATTGCAAATGTCAACATTCTTGAAGGTATCAGGTTTTATGTCTCGTTCGCTTGCAGCTTTGCGTTCGGAGAACTTAAGCTTATGGAGGGATCCGCTAAAATTATCTCTTTCATCGCAAGAGACGAAAATCAGCACCTTGCAATTACTCAAAACATCCTCAATAAGTGGCGTGAAGGGGATGATCCAGAAATGCAACGAATTTCTAAAGAAGAAGAACCTTGGGTAATTAATGCATTTCAGAACTGCGTTAACGAAGAAAAAGCTTGGGCTCAATACCTCTTTAAAGATGGATCAATGATTGGTTTGAATGACAAACTTCTCAATAATTATGTTGAGTGGATTGCTAATCGTCGTATGAAGTCGATTGGTCTTAAACCGATTTATGATATTGCTGCAAAGAACAATCCATTACCCTGGACAGAACATTGGATTTCCTCTAAAGGTCTTCAAGTTGCTCCACAAGAAACGGAAGTTGAAAGCTACGTAATTGGTGGCATTAAACAAGATGTGAAGAAGGATACTTTTGCAGGATTTAAACTCTGATCTAAATAAAAATAAGAACCTGAATTGAACTAAGTTTTATGTCTAATACATCACAATTACCTAGGGTAGTATCTGAAGAACTACCCAATAATCCCTTTGCGTTTGAAGTATTTGCTTTGGTAGCTAAACAAAAGTCAAATACAAAGAAAGTAGAACTACTTAAAAAGTATGAACATCCATCAATCAAATCACTTTTGATTTGGAATTTTGATGAGACTATTATTTCCGTACTCCCAGAAGGCATTGTTCCTTATGCAAGTGCAGGGGAACAACACGTTTTTAAAGGAACCTTAAGTGCTAAAATTGAGGATGCTGTATCCAAGATGGATGAGATTGGTTCAAATTCACTTGGATCCCAGGATCAAGGTTTAACAACAATTCGCAAAGAATACACTTACTTTTATAACTTTGTAAAAGGAGGTAATGATGGACTGAGTTCTCGTCGTAGAGAAACAATGTTCATTAATATTTTGGAAGGTTTGCATCCCCTGGAAGCAGAAATTGTATGTCTTGTAAAGGATAAAAAACTAGAAAGTAAATATAAAATCACTAAACAAAATGTTTCTGAGGCATTCCCAGATATTCAATGGGGTGGAAGATCCTAAATATCAATAGGGTAAAGTATTAAAGCATAAGATGGCTAATCAGGCGATTAATCTTGGCATAGGAACGACTGGTGGTGATACACTATATGATGGTGCCGTAAAGATTAATAGTAATTTCTCGGAGATTTATTCTGCTTTTGGTAATGGAACAAGTCTTGTAAGTTACGCAAAGACCTCCGGAGTATCTACATCATCTGGTTACGCAACTATCGCCGGTTATTCCACGTCTTCTGGAATTTCTACGAATTCCAATTATGCAGTTATTTCTGGATATTCTACGAGTTCTGGTATATCTACGTTATCAACTACATCTAACTACGCTGTTATTGCTGGATACTCTACAAATTCTGGTATTGCAAGTTATGCTGGATATAGTCCTTCGTCTGGAGTATCCACGACATCTAACTATGCAATCATAGCAGGTTACTCCACTTCATCTGGAATTGCCACTTATGCAACCACTGCTGGTACTGCACCTGCATCAGCAGCAAACTTTACGGTTGGTGCTGATTTATATGTAACCGGAAATATAAGTGTAGGAGGTACATCAGCAATATTAAATATTACGCAATTGCAAGTAAAGGACCGAGATATTGTAGTTGGTTATACGACAGACGGAAGTAATAACGATGTTTCTAATGAAACCACTGCAAATCACGGTGGTATTTCTGTTGCGAGTACAGTAGGAAATCCAATACTGAATATACCATTACAATCTGGTATTAATAGTAATCCAACCACATATAAACAATGGATGTGGGTTAAGTCGGGTAATTACTCTGGACTTGGAACAGATGTTTGGTTGAGTAATTATGCTATCTCAATTGGCAATACATCAACTGTTCAGAACTTAAGTCGTTTAACAGTTGGTGCTGGATTTACGGTTTATGATACTTATCTTGATGCAACTGATATTAAAACAAGAAATATTAATTCAACAGGTATAGTAACAGCAACCTCATTCTCTGGATCTGGTGCAAATTTAACTGGGATTATCGCGGGAGTTGGAATAAAAACATCTGCAGGATTGGTGGGAACTGGTGCAACTATTTTAGATTTCAGAGGGGCTGGAATTTCTACAATTACAGTTGCTTCAGGAATTGCTACTATAAATATAACAGGAAGTTCAGCAACTCCAGATATAAGTCCAGTAATGATGTCAATGATATTCTAAAATGACAGCACCAAATCTCAAAAATCCAACAACCATCACAGGAAAAACAGCAAGAGTTGGGATTACAACCACTGCAGTTGTTGGTATTGTCACAAATAGTGCAGCAAGTAATAAGGTTCTAAAAATTAATAGTATTTTTGCGGCAAATGTTAGTGGGACAACTGCTGCGGATATAAGCGTTAGCATTTATAATGGAAGTTCTGATACATATCTTGCATATACGATTTCTGTTCCACCAGATGCAACTCAGATAATCTCAACAAAGGAAACTTATTTTTATTTGGAGGAAAGTGATAGTATTCGTGCAACGGCTGGAACAGCAAACGCTATCAGTGTAGTTGTTGGATATGAGGAGATTTCCTAATGAGATTGGGTCTTATTGGTGGTGATGTAGATAAAAGTTCTGTATCTGGTATTTTTACTTCAGAGGAAAGAGTTGCCTATGAAAAAACTGCTGGAAATGTTCAAAATTATATTTACAATTCAAAAAGTAAATTAATTTCAGCACAAGATAGTTCTGCTTTTGATTTATTTTTTAGCACAGATGGCACGAAGGCATATCTTTTGGGCACGTCAAATAATACTGTCTTCCAATATACTTTATCTACTCCTTGGGATATAAGTACAGCAACTTATGCATCAAAGAGTTTGGTTTTTTCTGCATCTTTTGGTGAGAGTGCTATTTACGGAATTTTTATTACGCCAGATGGTTCTAATCTTTATGCTTATGGAGCTAATACAGATAGAATTTATTATTTTAAATTAACCACTCCTTGGGACATATCTACAGGAATAAGACCAAATCTATATGATGTAGTAACTCAGGTCGGTTCTGGAACTGCCACTGGAGTCAAATTTGGTGATAATGGAACCAAAATGTATGTCCTCAGTAGTTCTACTGCTGAGGTAGTTTATCAATATACATTAAGCACTGCTTATGATATTCTCACTGCATCTTATGCATCTAAGAGTTTAACTATTACAACTCAAGATGCTACTATGGAGGATATTACATTCAGTTCTGATGGGACAAAATTATATGGAGTTGGGAATACCAATAATACAATCTACCAATATACATTAAGTACACCTTGGGATATAAGTACAGGTTCTTATGCATCTAAATCTTTGGCAGTAGGAACACAAGATACAACACCAAAGGGATTTGTATTTAGTTCTGATGGAACAAAAGGATATATATGTGGAGATACTAATAATGGAATATATCAATACACATTAAGTACTGCTTGGGATATTAGTACAGCAACTTATGCATCTAAAAGTTTAATAGTAACTACACAAGTAAGTATTCCAAATTCATTATGTTTTAAATCTGATGGAACAATTTTGTATGTGCTTGATGATGCTACGAATGCAATCTATCAATACACATTAAGTATTGCTTGGGATATAAGTACAGGTTCTTATGCATCTAAAAGTGTTGAGACTTATCTTATTAATAATTATTTTGATACAAGTCCACAAGGAATAGATATTAGTTCTGATGGAACCAAAATTTATTTTATAGGTCAAAGCACAGGATTAACATCACAATCAAAAGTATTTTTTCATGAGTTAACTACTCCTTGGGATTTATCTACGGCAAATAGTTACATTTCTCCATCTATTGCTTCCCAAGATACTGTTGCTGGTGGAATTCAATTCAAACCAGATGGAACAAAAATGTATATGATTGGTACTGGTACTGCACCTGTAGGAATTTATCAATATTCATTAACCCCTGCTTGGAATATTCGGAGTTTAACATATGATAATGTAAAATTAACAGTTTCTGGACAAGATGCTGGAACCAGTGGATTTTATTTTAATAAAAATGGTACAAAAATTATTGTATCTGGTCTAATTGGTGATAAAATTTATCAATATAATTTAACTACACCTTGGGACCTTTCTACTGCTTCTTTTGTGAGAAGTATTGATATATCACAACAAGAAACTACAGTAAGAAGTGTAGTTTTTAGTAATGATGAAAATAAAATTTATTTCGTTGGTGATGTAACAGATACGATATATCAGTATGATTTGATTTTTAATTGATTGCGATATAAAATCCTAAATAGCCTGGTGTCGCAAAGATAACGCTATGACATTAGACCTTCATAACTTTTTCAAGTTTTATGATGATAAGAATGCAGACCATGTGGCAGCAGTTCAATGGTTAGAGGATAACCTTCCTGCTGAATATATGGACGATTCTGAAACAGAGTGGGTACAGATTTTCAGAACTAAACCACCTACTCCAGCAGTATTGGCAGTTCCTTATTTCAATCAAGTAGATAATTATAGAGACGCACATAGGACTTGCAACTCTTCATCATGTGCAATGTGCTTGGAGTTCCTCAAACCAGGATCCCTCAAAGGAGCAAAGGGCGATGATGCCTATGTTCAAAAAGTATTTGCAATTGGCGACTCAACAGATCACGCGGTTCAAACCCGTGTTCTTGAAAGTTATGGTGTTAAGTCACACTTTAGTTACAATCTTTCTTTCGGTGATGTTGATAAGAGTTTATCTGCTGGTAAACCTGTCGTTATTGGCATTCTTCACAGGGGTTCTCTTTCTGCACCTACTGGCGGGCACATGGTTGTAGTCATTGGTACTACTCCAGATGGTAAAGGTTATTACATCAATGATCCCTATGGTTCATTGAATGATAACTACACTGGTCCAGTAGAGAATGGTAAGAAGACCATTTACACCAAAGCAGTTCTTAAGCATCGTTGGTGCCCAGGTGGCAACGATGGTTGGGGTCGTATTTTC